CGGATTCGATGGCCTGCGCGAGCGCAGCCATCTTGCCGCGAAGGATGGAGTCTTCGAGGAGGCTGTCGACCTTCAGTTCGCGCTCAGTCGGCTGCCACTGGAAGTCGACGCCGCGCTGGGTGTCGATCGTGACGCTCGAAGAACCAGTGACGATGTCCTGCGCGTCGAACGTGGCGCCGGTGCGGGTAACGAACTCCTGGGCGCGACGGATCGTGATGGTGTCGCCCTTGGCGTCTTCCTTGTCGCCGAAGTAACGGTTGTACTTCTTGTTGGTGTACTTACCCCAGACGAGGTTGTTCACCAGCAACGCCAGCATCGCGTTGGTGGCGACCTGACTAGTAAGCTTGAATGAGTTGGCCATCGTGTCCTCGTGTTGTGGCCAACTCGCTCATCGTGCTGGCCGGTTAAAGCTTGTTCGCGTGTTTCGCCATAAAGGCCGCGAAGTCGGTTGTGTTGTCGTCCGCCTCGAACTGTCCATTGGTTCCACGAGACCGCGGGAGCGGGTCGGGAGCCTTCGTGGTTTTCGGTTTTTCAGCGTGGGCGGCCTTGTTGGCCGAGAATTTGGCTTCGAGCCTTCCAAGATGGAGCGCCTGCTCGATGGGCGATTTCGACACCAGCTCCTTCGCTTCCGCGACATTTTTGCCGAAGTAGTGGATCAGGCGGTGGAAGTTCTCGGACTTGAGAATGGTTTCCGCGACCTCTGGAGCGACGTTCCCTTCGATTTTGTCGAAAGCCGCCAGGGCTTCCTCGAAGTCGTCGAACTCCTTGATACCTGCTTCGAGAGCGGCGTCTATTTTCTTGCCGAGTTCTTGCTGCATTGCAGCGGCGGCTTCGGCCTTCCGGGTCTCTTCGTCTTTTTTGCGCTCCGACGCCAGCGCTTGCTGTGCTTCGGCGCGGGCAGTGTCGCGAAGGTACTTGTCGTAGTCCTTGCGATACTGAGTGTCAAACTCCCCGTACTCGTACTTTTTGTCGTTCGGGTCCGGTGGCTTGATCTCGGACGTAGTGTCCGTGTTTTCTTGTTTCAAGGGCTCGTCGGATTTTTTTCCTTTGAGCGCCTCGATCTCACGGCGCAGTTCCGCAAGTTCTGTGTCCTTGGTAGCGGCGGCGCGCTCCGCCTCACGGCGCTTGGCGGTGAGCTCGGCGATGCGCTCGTCGGCCGACTTCTTCGGCTTTTTGGCGGCCTTGTCTTCCGACGCGCCAGCGTCGCTCTCGCCGGATTTGTCCGCAGACGTATCTTTGGCCGCAGCGTCGTCGGCTTTTTCTTCTTTGTTTTCAACGGCTTCGGAGGCCGCAGCGTCGCCGGTGGCCGTTTCGGTGTCCGATTTGTCGTCGACGGTCGTCGATTCGCCGATGAAAGTCTTCATCTGGTCTTGGACGGTGGGGGTGTCGTTAGTCTGAGACATTGTTCTCTCCTGTTAGGACGTCGATGGTCTGAAGGGCGTCGCGGGTCTCCTGCGACTTGATGTCGGCAGCGGTCTTGGCGGCGGCGAGGTCGTCGTGCAGTATCTTGGAGTGCGCGTTGACGCCTTCCTTGGCCATGTCGGCTTCGAGTTTGGTAGCGGCGACGCCGATTTCCGACATGGTCTTGGCGGCGCGCGCCTTGGCTTCCTCGGCCTGCGCCTCCTTGAGCCCGATTTCGGCCATCTTCTCGCGCAGGGCGATCTGCTCGATGACCTGTTCTTTTTGGGCTTGGGCCTGCATCTGCTGCTGCTGTTCCGGCGTGATGTCGTCGCCGAGCATGTCCGGCGGCATCCGCGAGCGCAAGCGCCGCGCGATTTTGTCGGCCTTCGGCCAGTCCTGCGCCTCGGCGATGAGGTCGCCGGCGACGGCGAAGGTGTCGGGCATGGCGTTGACGGCGGCCATCATGGAATCGGCGGCCTCGATGCGCTTGGTCGCGTAGGACGGCCCCGTAGTCACGGAAATGTTATATTTGCCGGTGGTGAGGTCGATCGACTGCTCGTCGCCGTAGTTGATGCGCACCACCTCGAAGTTAATCTCGTCGTCTTGGCCGAGGATCTTGACTACGCGCGGGGTGTCGTAGACGTAGGGGATGAGGTCGTTGACGACGCGACCGCACTCTTCGATGGCGGCGTTCATGTTGTCCTGATAGATGATCGTTCCGGTCTCGCCGACGCGCTGGCGGGCCATGATCGCCTTGCCGCTGACCTCGTTCGAGGTCTGCCCGAGTGAGGCTTCGTGGAGGTTCGAGACGTCCTTGATGGCCTGAACGCTCTCCATCGACGCCTGAATGATGGCGGGCTCTAGGTCGTTGGGGCGGACGTACTCGGGCTTGTTGGCGCTCTCCTCGTCGTTCCAGAACAACACTGTGTCTTCGGACAGGTGGGCGCGGCGGAACTGGTCCTCGTAGCCCTGACCGGCCGTCTTGCCGACGAGCCATTTGGCTTTTGGCGAGAGCATCAGCTTCTCGATCTTGACCGACTCCATGTAGTTGTGAATACGCATGGGGTCGCGCAGGAAACGCACCAGCCCGAAACGGGTGCGCTCCTTGCCGACGTTGATCTCCCACGCCGGGACGCGGAACACGGGAACGCGCTTGATCGGCAGCCGGTACGGGCCTTCGAGAACGTCGCCGCCGGAGACGCGGTACATCTCGGCGTACTTGACGTTGGCCTCGCGCATGATCGGCGAGCCGTCGTCGCGCTGCACGACGTTCGCCATGAACGCAGTGTCGCCGGCCTTTATGAAATCGGTGACGTCGACGGTCTTGCCGTCATTCATCAGCGCCAGCGTGCGCTTGCGAGACCTCATGCGCCAGAAATCGGCGATGCGGATGCGGTCCTTCTCGTACCACCCGCCCATGTTGGTCATCCAGTACCCGTCGCCGATGTCAGCCTGAAAATTGGCGGACGACTTGCCGGGATACATCTTGTCGAACTCGTCCTTCGTAACATAGTCACAGACGGTGACGTGCTTGGCGTCGGCGCCGGTGGGGTCAAACGAGCCCATGTCCCACGCCACTGCGGCGTTATCGTAGATCGGCTCGATTCGGATGCTCTGGTCGAAGGCGTCGTCGGAATCGTAGTCGAGAACGATCTGGAAATTGCCGAGGCCGCCGATGACCTGGTTCTGGAAGGCGGCGTCGTAGGCGCGCTTGGCGGTCGAGGTCTTCTGGATGGAGCGGATCAGCCCCTCGCGGATGCGGGCGACCTCCTTGTCGCCGTCGTAGTCGGGGATGACCTTGATCTCGGTCTCGTTGAGGCGGCGGTTGCCGATGACCTGCGCCACGAAGGCGGGCAGCCGGTTGATGACGAGGGTCGGCTTGTTGGCGTCGACGCGGGCCTGCCAGACCTGCTCGTCCCACTGCTGTCCGGCGACGAACTTGGCGTCGAGCAGCTCGTCTTCGCGGTTGTTGCGGTCGTAGCCGGTGTCGTCAGAGTAACACTTGCGGATATACGTCAGGAACGATTCTTCGTCCTTGAAGTCGTCGGGCAGCTTCGGTTTGGGCTGTTTTTCGACCGTATTGCTGTTATTTTGAACCATCAGCTAGCCATCCAACCGTAACGTGAGCCGCCTCCTATGGGGCGCGGGACTTTCAGAGCCGGGTCGTCGTTAATGAAGTTGTCGCCGCGCGGCTCCGGCCGCGGCGTTGTCTCCTTGGCCGGTTGCGGCTTGTCGACAGGGACGTATTTAAGCGACGCGAACGTCAATGCAATAGCATCGGCGAGGTCCGGGGAGCGAATGCCTCGCTTTCGCATGTCGTCCTTGCTCTCCAGAACAAGGTCGTTCGAGGTGTTCGGCTTGACCTGCGTGGTCGGGATGTCGGTCTGGAGTTCGTCCATGTCGGGCAGCGACACGCCCTCTTCGAGCGACAGCCACTCCTTGAGGCGCGCCCACATCTCCGCCCGGCGGTTCTTGGGGCCGGGCACCTTGGGCTTGGCCATCTTGTGCTGCGATTTGCTGCCGAAGTCGACGGCGTGAACGAGGTCTTTGGTGTCGATCCACGAGCGCAGGATCGAGACGACGCCGTGGCCGAGGCCGCCGGAGTCGATGTTGATGCGCTCCGGCTTCTCCTCGCGGGCGATCTCGCGCAGCCACTCCGCCCCCTCCATCGCGTCGATGCGGTCGCGCCACTTCACCCAGAGCACCTTGTGTCCGCGCCGCGCCGCAACTGCGAAACGGTCGCCGCCGGGGCCGGCAGGGTCCGCGCCGAGAATGAGAGGTCCGTGGTCCTCGATGTCCTCGCGCTTGCGCGCCGACAGAACGAGGTGGGCGGGGATGAACGGGTTGTCGGAGGAGGCGATGAACGCCTCGGAAATGTCGGCCGGATACTCCTGCCGGAACAGCGCCCGGCTGCCGAGCTCCTGCGTGGTGACGTAACGCCAGTACATCTGGTCGCGCGTCAGCTTCCACATCTCCATGTAGTCCTGGTCGCTCTGACCGAACTCGTCCTTTTCGTTCGAAATCTCGAAGTCGGCAGGCGCCGGCAGGGTGTTCGTCTCCTCCCAGAACCAAGGCGCGAAGATCAGCTCGTACTCGCCGCGCCCGGCGATCGCGTCCATGACCTTGTCGTAGAACAGCCCCGCGGCGCCCTTGGCGGTCGATTCGAGGATGACCTCGGTGCCCGTCATTTTCGGCACGGTCTGGACCGACGCGGCGAAGTGCTCGGACGGGTTTTTCCACATCGCGACTTCGGAGCCGTGGAACAGCGAGCCGGTGCGCGATCGTCCCGCCGCCTTCTCGCCGGCGGTGAACACGTTGTAGTGGCTGTCCAACCGGTCGAAATCCAACTCCTTGGCGTTGTCCCTGCCGACATGCGGCGCGACGGGGTTGTGGCGGTGGTAGCGGTCGACGATGTCGAACAGGGCGTCGGTCGACTGCCACTCGTGCGACAGGATGACGACGTTGACGTTCTTGTGAAGGGAGGCGCGGTGATAGAACCTGGCCCCGACGTAGGTCGAGACGCCCTGCTGGCGGCCCTTGACGATGATCGCGCGGACCTTGCCGGTGCGCTGTTTCTGGTCTTCGAGACGCTGGTGGATGTAGAGCTGGGTCTTGTTCAGGCGCAGCGGGACCGTGCGTTCGTCCTTTGTGCGGATGCGAAGACAGTGTTGCGCGAAGAACGCGAAATCGTCGCGGCAGCGTTTGACGAGCGCCAGTTTCTTTTCGCGGTCGTCAGACACGCTCGCTCTCCACGTCGGTCACTTCTTCGAAATCTGCGTCGAGTGCGTCCAGCAGGTCTTCGACGTCGTCTTTGCGGTCGATCTCGACTTCTTTGGTGATGGTCTTCGAGAACAGCTTGTCGTAGAACCACTTCGGGTCTGCGTCGGCTTCCTCTACGAGGCGCGGCAGTCCGCCTATCTGCTCGAACGCCGCCATCACCATGTTACGGGCGTACTTTCCCGCGGAGACCATGATCGCGCCGTCATCGGCGGACGTGGCGGGGGCCGGGAGGCTAGATGGTTTCGGTTGAGCGCATGTCTTCGGTTCCCGTTTCTTGATGTTTTTCAGCGCCATGCGTCATTTCGGCTTCTTCTCGCGAGGCTTGAAATCGCGCTGGATCTCTTCGGAGGTCAGGTACTTTCCCGGCTGCTTGTCGAGTTCGGCCTGCGGCTTGCCGCGCAGCAGCTTCTCCTTCAGCGTCCTGCCGGCGCGGATGGGGTAGAGGTCTTTCTGGCCCGGCATCTCGGACGCAACTTTTTTCGTGCCCATCGGGTGTCGTCTCCTTGAAACTTTTGCGCCGCCGGGAATGGCCGCTATCCGATAAATGGCCTATGAATCAGCCTTAGGCTCCATCAAAAAACCAACTTCACGGCCCCTTTGGGTTCGGTCCCGCAGGCGGCGCTCACTTGNNCCGTGCGCCGCGGTTGTCAAGCCCACATCGCGAACTTCATCACGCAGTCGTCGACGGAGGCGTCGGGCTGGGCGTCCACGCAGTCGCGGACATAATCAACCGCCTCAGCAAGGTACTTCTTTGGAACTTCGACGCCCAGCGCCCCGGCGGCGAGGATGGCGTAACTCTCTGCCTCGGCCTCGCACAGGGCCAGGTCTTCGGCGTAGTCGAGGCGATCGTGCTGGAAACGGGCGTGCCCGCATTCGTGCAGGAACACGCAGAGGTTGTAGGCGTTGGTCGGCTCGACGCAGGTGATAGTCTTGTCTTCGAACTCACAGACGCCGCGAACGTAACTGCCGAGCCGCTTGTGGTAGAACCGCTCGCCGGGGAACTTGCGGGGGCGGACCCACTGCACTTTCCAGCCGCGGGGGAGGTGTTGTTTCACGGCTTTTTCGACGAGCGCGGTGTCCACTGTGGTTTCCAGGTTGGAGCGAGCCGCGGGGCTCACACCCGCATCTGGCCCT